TTTCAAACAGGTCTAAAAGTTCTTGGGTTGGTAGTTGTGGTAAACTTAATCTAGCATTCATAATACAATCTCCTCTCATTATTAGACAAGGTAAGTACGGAGACATTCTAAGAATCGAAACCGTACTGCTTGGACAGTATCACAAAAATTATTTATTGTCAAGCTTTTTATTTGGCGCTCTCGGTAGGACTCGAACCCACAACCTACAGATTAGAAATCTGTTGCTCTGTCCTATTGAGCTACGAGAGCATCGTCATATATCTTTTTATAGTTTTGAGCAAGCATAAGAAGCTCCTCTGGAGTTGCATCCATCATAAGATTATTAGCTCTCCAACTTACCCATTGTACGTTTCCTTTTATATATCCCTTACTGTTATCAATTCTGTCTAACGATGGAGTGCTAGGATGCTTGTAAGAACTCTTCCAATCCAATGGTATATTTAACAGAGGACACATATTATTTTTTGGATATATATTTTTTAAGTATTCTATTGTTAAATTAAATTCAAGATTCTTTTCTTTGCTTCTCGACTTCACTTTCGACAATTTTCCCACAAATGATTGACTCCAATTTTTTTTATATTCTTGTGCACGCTCTTTAATTTCAGGTCTTTGAGCATATTCTTTTTTACGCTCTTTAACTTCAGGTCTTTGAGCATATTCTTTTTGATATTCTTTTCTATCAAACACCGCACACACCTCCTGTACCTGTAATCTCACAGATATCATGCGTCTGGATGTTCTCCTCAAACTCTTCTCCAAGTTTATCTACTGCTTCCTTATACGGTACAACAGTCAAGGGTTGTCCTCCTCTACTGCCATCGGGGAAACATGTGAACCCTCTCAACCTATGTGCATACTTAGCCAAGGTCTGTGCAAAAGGTTCTACCAAGTCTTCATTGTTTTGCTTTGTACCCCATGAGGGTAAGTTAATAGTACTTGAGATGGACATGTCTACATACTCCTGTATGTTAGCTTGGAAACTTAAACGCCTTTCATAATCTGTAGCTAAATCCATAGCGGATTCAATCGAATCAGGATCGGCACCATATAAGTCTATCATCTCTTGTGCTGCACTGTCAACAACATATTGATAATGCCAACGCCTATTCTTTAAATACCTACGCTTATAGGAGACAGCAAAGATAGGCTCAACCCCTGTAGATGTACCAGCAATAATACCAATGGTTCCTGTCGGAGCAATAGCTCTTTTTGCAACAGGTCTGGAGATAGATAACTCATCAGAGAAACTATCAGAAACCCTGTCTGATTCTGCTTTAAAAACTTTTAACCAACGATGCATCTCTTCTGTTGTCTCGTAACGGCTACCTCGTTGGATAAGCCACTCATGTAGGCCCATCAACCCTAAACCAAGACGCCTGTTCTTAGCTCTAACATCATAAACTTTTGCATAGGGTAGCTGCGCTCGTAATGTACCACAGATTAAAAACTTTGTAGCCAACTCGACCACACTCCGTAGCTGATCAACATCATCAATCCTAGCAAAGTTAAGACTGCCAAGATTACATACGTCGGAATCATCTTCAGACGTAACCTCCGTACAAGCGTTGCGAAGGGTTTCGTTTTCTTGTTCAAAGAAGTTAAAGCTGAACCCCGGCTCTGCTGTTGATAAAGCTTGCCGTACATTAGTCCGAAAGACATCTCCTACATCTCCTGTTTTCCAGTAGTTAAGTAACCATTCCGTATCGTAGTTAACAGATATGTTTGTCATATCCATTGGTGCTGGGAAATTAAAATCATCCTGTTTAATATCAAACAAAGTTTGACCAGTAGTTCCTACAGGCATATCCTTCCAGTTCTTAGAAGAAAGAAACTTATATATGTCTGCATGTTTCCAATTCAAAGAGGCATAGATAGCAGACCTACGGCTACCACCCTGCATAACCCTTCGACCAATTTCGTTAATCATTTGTATCTTAGGGATAGGTCCACTAGCAATACCACCTGTACCACCAAGGCTAGTACCCTCTGATCTATAAACAGAATAGTCGGACCCTATACCACCGCCTGTCATTAGACAGGACTCTGCCTTCCAAGAAAGGTTAGCCCAATCTTCTCTGGTGTCTTCTTCACATTTTAATAGGTAACAATTATTAAAAAACTTTTTATCTCTACCAGCATAATATAGATAGCGACCACCCGGTAGAAAACGTAGATCTGCTATGTGACTTATGAGTTCGTCCTTCTCAGACTTACGCATGTTATTCTGACACACATCCTCTACTAGAGTTGCTGCCAACTCATGCATAGTCTCTGCACCCTTATGTGCATACTTTGTATAGAAAATATCTTCTGAGAACTTTGATCTGAACTGTGGATTTTTATTAGACTTAAACAAATGAACCTCCTATGTCATGGTGTTTCGTCATACACTAACTGTAATATTAACTCAGCGTAATGGATAACCTTTCGGATATCTTTACTCTGTCCCTTCTGCCTGTGTCTTGTAACGTACTTAATAATATTACCTTCTAAGAAGTCTAATTTATTTTGGTAGATATAATCTACTGGTTGAATCTCTAGGTTCTTATAGTGTGAACCTCCTACTTGCTTTCCAGTTGCCTTCTCGTCTGCCATCTTTTGTAACTCCTTGGCATATAAAACAGTAATGGGAATACTGATTTCAGATTTCTTCATGTAAGAAATAACTCATCTGTTGGCGTATAGTCTTCTTGTTATCAGACTTTAATATACGACAGGCAAATGATCTTACCTTGGTTGATTCAACTCCTGCAAGATCACATACCGTTTCAAAATTATCTGCAATAGAAACAACAGCAGAGAAGAACCAAGACATAGCTTCTTCCTTATCGGAATCAGTATAGTCTTCATCCCTACAAATGTCAATCAAAGCTTGAAGAATAATACCATTAAAGAGGGATGCACAAGGATCACCCCTGTCGTATCCCTCTTTATATTTTAGTACCTCTATATTTTCTTCAGCCTCATTGATAAGTTCTGATAAAATGTTCGGCATCAATTACAACTAAAGGTTTGTGGTTGTTTCTTTTTATAAATAATATTGGTTCATATTTTCCAGAGTTTGTATTAGCTTGTTGGTATGCATTCCAAACATTAATACGCTCTTGGTTTTTACATTCAATAGAATATGGGAACTTCTTTCTAGCCGTCTGAGCCATTATTAAATCTTCTCCTGAAGCTCCCATACTCCTACTCTCTACATCCTCTTCATGCACAGAGAGTATCTCTATTAACTTATCTCTAACCCAGTTTTGTAGCTTCCTTCCTTTTGCTTTTGCACTTTGAGTTTTCATATCTACCTCCACTCAGAAACTTTTGGTTCGTTAGCAACGTGAGTAAAATATACAGGACCGGAAGCATAATCAAAAACTCTAAGACCCTGACCGTTATTAGCATCACTCCAACAGTGATGTTTAAACTCACAGAATTTACAACCAATAGCTAGATGTTTATTGCCTGACTTCCCAAAGGGAACATCTTCATAACATCTTTCTGGAGGACTATCATTATCTAAAGAACTTTTAATAGAAGTTATAGTACCTTCAACATCGTCAAGTTCCATCTGATGTAGTTTTAAAAGTGTAAGCTCACCATTCTGTTTATCAATAACAAGGAACGCCCCTTCATTATCACCCTCTGCTTTGATGTATGCAGATAGTTGACTGATGTACCCGAATGGGTCATCGTTTTCTAAGGTTCCTTCTTTGAACTTTTTAAAAGCATAGTGAGATGCGCTTTTAATATCAACTGTAACACCATCTATTCTACAATCTTTATGTCCAGTTACACCTCCTATTTTAACTTTCTTTTGTTGCTCCGTAACAGAGTGACCGGATGCATATGTCAGGAATAGAAGTAACTCTTCTAGAATATGACCATACAAAAATTTTATATAATCATTAGGCTTTAAGGTGTTATCACCCTCGTAGTTTTTTAACTGATACCATAACTGACGTTTGGGTTTTCCTATTGTAGATAGCCTAAGATTTCTTTTTCTTTCTGTACGCATCTCTTCAAAGGAAGATAATACTTGATCGGCAATATTCTTTCCCATCTTCCTTGCAGCTTTAGCAAGGGCATCCTTACTCCTTGTGATATCCTGATCCTCAGAATACAGGGAATAGATATCTTCAATAAGATTATCTAGATTTTTCATAAGAAAATTGGGACTCCCTAACAGGGAAATTAGAGAGTCCCAAGTCCTTTAGTTAGTGGGGAAGGGGATATCTTCGTCGGAGGATTGATATCCACCTGACACAGGCTCAAAGTCTTCTGCACCTGTGGAGTACTCAACCAAGTCTATAACTTGGACTGCTTGTAGGTCGAGGCCGATACCTTGTTTATTACCAAACGTCCATTCATATGGACTAAATTTAACATTAACAAGGGAACCATTTCCAATAAGGGTATTATGCATAGGGGTGTTATTGGAATCCACAACCTTCGGTGGAGAATTAACATCACCACCTTTACGCTTGACCCTACGTTTAGCCAAGACATAATTTCCTTTTTCATCTTCCTTATTCTTAACGTCTACACCCTCTGCCTCTAGATCGGCAACGGTGTCATCGTCAAGGTTACAGACATTAATTTCCCAGACGCCATCACTATCGAAGGTGGTGTTAGGTGCAACAACGGATGCCCAGTAGGCAGTGCCGGAAACAATCATAGTTTTATTAGGCATATTATATAACTCCTTAAAGGCTTGGGGAAAGTGACTGAAGACGATAGCGGGTATATTGTGACCCGTCATCGTGTCGAGCAGCTACGGTAGCAATGTCATGTCCCTTCTGTCGAAGGTCAGAGATAGTAGCCGTTAGGTTCTCACACCATCCACGTTGGATAGCTGTCTTACGAGTAACCCTCATACGCTTCTTCAATGCTGCCAATACCTTACGTTCACAACTGGTCATATAATCTTACTCCTTTTCTCATTTCAATTAGTACCCTATAGAGTTCGTAGAACTTCCTCTATAGGATACTAATTGGGTTTCATCAATTTATGTAGTCTACACTAGGTGGATTCTAATGTCAAGCATTTAATGAGTCTCAGCCCATTTTTTTCCTACTTTATATTCAGAATCCAGAGGACATTTCAGATTGTAGATATCCTCTACCTCTTTGATTGAGGTGTTTGTGATCTCACCAAACCTATCTATGTCCTTGTTATTAACTTCAAACTGGTACTCGTCATGGATACTAGCAACTAATCTGGCATCCAATCCCTCCTGTTTTATTTTATCTGTCATTTGAACAAGCCACTGTTTACATATCACTGCACCAGCACCCTGTATTAGGGTGTTCATGGCAGCATGGGGATATCGTATATGTAACAATCTTCCATCAAGCCCCTTGATCTTACCAGACATAGCTGCATCATTAAGATTTCTTTTGAGTGCATTAAACCTTGGCATGTTCTTCATAAATCTTTCTATTAATCTACTCCCTTCTTGACGACTACCGCCTACGACTAAACCAATCTTAGTGGCACTAGCCCCGTACATGAGTGCATAGATAAATGTTTTGGCTTGGTCCCTTGTTTCAAGACCTGCCATCTTTTGATTAGCTGTATGTACGTCACCATCAAGAACTTCTTTTATAAAATTCTGGTCGTTCATAAAATGAGCCAACCCTCTTAACTCTAAACCTGATGCGTCTGTACCTACCAAGCTATGTGTTTCTTTATTTTCTACAGTCCAACATGATCGACACTCCTCACCATAAGGTGAGTATCCTGCTGGCACTTGAGCCATGTTAGGAGAAGTGTGTGCCATGCGTCCTGTAATAGTTCTTAATGTTAAAACTCTACCATGAACCCTTCCATCTTCTGCAACGGAATCAATCCATGAAGATATCTGAGCGGTTCTTTTCTGTAACAACAGATACTCTGATATCTGTTTAGCTTCTTTCATATTAATCTTACTTAATACATTCTCATCTACAATAACATTACCTTTCTCAGTAACCTTAGTAGGTTTCCATCCAAGCTCTATTAATCTCTCACCTATTTGTTTTCTAGATGCTGGATTAAATGGCTCTATGATATCTCTAAGAGGTTTACCTGATCTCTTATGTGTCCTACCTGTTGTTACAATAGGAGGAAATGTTTCTTGTAGTTGATCATATATAACACTTGACTTGTCTTGAAGACATGCACATAGAGTAGTGGCATAAGGTAGGTCGAGATAAAATCCTGTACTCTCTTGAGAGTTAATAATATCTCTTACCTTATGTTCTAAATTTAAACTACCCTTAGAAAATCCCTTACCTTCTTGAGTTAGGTATTGGTACAGCTTGTAAGTTAGATTTACATCCTGCTTACAGTACTCTAACATATCTTTTGAATAGAAAGTAAAGTCATCTATCTGACCTTTAGGAAAACAAAATCGTTTACCCCATGCAGCTAGTGAATGTCCACCATCCCTGACAGGGTTAAACAATTGAGACATGATCAATGTGTCGGTAACTTGTTCCTCTTTTATATTGGTTGAGCATAATTTATTTAATGCAGGTCCATCAAAAGATAAACCATTATGCATAATAAATTTGTCAACTCTCCTAGCAAAGTTAGGAAACTTTACCTTACACTCGTCACCTATAAAAACATAGGGTTTCCTATTATCTATATCATATGCTACAATACAATGTACCTTTGTTGCGTCATCTAGTAAACCGTCTGTTTCTATATCCAGAATACATCTCATAGCTCTATATATTTTGCCTTCTCTATTGGTATGATATAAAACATTTCACCATTAGGTACAAACCTATTGGATACTTCCCTTGTGTCTGAGTTTGAAACAACATCACTATCAATTTTCCATGCTGCTTTTAGATCATTTCTAAAGATAAGAAAATTTAATTTCTTATTCTGTGTATCAGCATATTTAATTAATCGTGACTTTCTTTCAGGTAACTGTATATCCTTCCATGCTTTAGGCCAAACACCTGACCATACATTCTTAACCTCAACCTCAAACAAATAATCTTGGTTATCTTTTGTTGCATGAAAGTCTGCTTTCTTATCTTCTGTTGAAGAAGTGATAGTAAAACCGTTAGCTTCTAGGTATTGTGTACCAGCATCTATTGCCATCTTATTATATTTTTTATATAGAGATGGACTAAATCTCTTTCTAACTACCATTAAAACGGTGCCTCCTCATCGTCAGTTGAGTCTGCTTCAAACGGGTTTGATATCTCTGATAGTCTACCAGAATTTTTATCATAAAACAAGTATGTTGATATACCTGTCTCTCCCGTGTAACGATTTTTTAATATGCGAACCACTGTTGTATTAGCCAGTGTCTCGTCTTGCTCTTGTTGATTTCTTTCTAAGGCTATGACACCATCACTCAGATGCGCTATGCTTTGTGATCCTCTAAGGTGTGACAGGCTCACCTCTCGACCGTCCTCATGCCCCTTGTCGGACCCTGTAGCTCGACGTAAGTGGGAGACAAGCATCAATCCTATGTTGGTTTCTTCCACAAGAGAGCGCAGCTTAGTCATAAGTATATCTATGCTTCTCCTTTCGTCGCCCTCCTCTTGACCCGATACTAGAATTGATAGGTGATCTAGAAAAATCCATTTACAATCTAATGCCTTTGCCATAAACCTAACACGATTTAATATCTCGTCATTAGATATAGACCCAAAGTGATCGAAGGCAAAGAACCTACCAGTACCTATGGTAGCATCTTGCCATACCTTTAATTGAGCCATAGGAAAAGTCTCACGCACTTCTTTAATATACAATCTTTGATCAGCCTCGACTGACATGATATTAAATGCAGTGTTCCTAACACTTTCCTCTAAAGCAAGCACACCAATATTATCTTTAGATACTTTTAAAATATGATGCATGAGTTCCCGTATGATACTTGACTTACCCATACCGGAACCGGAGGTGAAGGTTGTTAATTCCCCTGTCCTCATTCCATATATTTTTTCATTAAGACCTGTCCAAGGATAAGGAACTGTTTCACAAAAGTCTTCGTCATAGAGAGCATCACCAATGCTGTTTAGATTAATGATACCTGCTGGCGTATATGATTCAGCTAACCACCATTCCTTTGTAAACTGTTCGACCATCCCAGCTTTAAGATAATCACTTGGGTCTTTGAACTTAGACAAAGAAACAATCTTACATTTATGTGGTTCAAATAACTCTCCAACTTTCTCCGCTGCCTTCTTACCAGCCTGATCATTATCAAAGCAGAGAATAATGTTATCAAAAGAGTTTAGATATTCTAGATTTAATTTACAATCTTTAACTGCTGACGCAGAAGATCGTACCGATACTGAAGGCCAACGACTACCAAACATTTGGTAGACAGACATAGCATCCAGTTCTCCCTCTGTAACTGTAATGTATTTACCTTTAGGCGGGAACTGTTTCTGTCCAAACAAAGCACAGGTCTTGACATTGCCTTCAGTTGTAAAACTTTTATTAGGTACTGTTCGTACCTTATTGCCTACATGAGTACCATTACCATCATAGTAAGGATAGATATGTTTAAAGACGCTGTTGTTATTAGATAGGGTGGTAACACCGTAATGACGACAGGTATCCAGCTTGATCTTACGATCTGATATAGCAGTGATACTGCCTTCAGTTAAAGTATTTCTTGGAAAGGGTGCAACAGAAGAGGTCTGTTCCATTGTAACGTATTCTCCTTTTGAATGTGTGTGACATGAGAAGCACCATGTATGCCCGTCTTCATATAAAGCTAACGCATCCGATGATCCACAATCATCACATGGAAGATGCTTAACGAATTTGCTGTTGGTATTGTGTTCCATAACTGCTCCTTCTATATACTCCCTGTAGAGTTCGTAGAACTTACTCTACAGGTAGTATATAGTAACTGTTATCGGGATCGCTTTTCAAGTATTTAAGTAACCCATAACGATCATTAATAAAATCTTCTGCTTCTTTACGAGAAGTAAATGTCCAAGCGCCTTCGTTGCCGGGTTCCTTACCAACTAATTGGACTAACCATTGTGACATGTCCATCGTTCCTTCCGCAATTTTAAGTTAGCTACTTTAGTTTTTAATTTTTTAATAACTTTAATCTGTGCATCCTTCTCCTTTCGTAGACTTGTTATCTCATCTAGTAAATGCATCATAAATTTACTGGTCATTCTGTCAAGGCTTCCCATGATATAGAATATAAATGTTTTAATATTTTATTCCATCCTTCGGCAAGCTCTTGTATTTCCTGTTGAGCATGTGGATCACTTCGTAGATTGTAGGCTCTCGCCCACGCATACAAAGAACCAGTAACATAATAACTGGTATACATAGACTGAGGCAGTACCATCCTTGCTTGCTCTGGACATACATCCATATTAATTAATTGGTAGTATGTCTGTTCACAAATTTTCAAAGCTCTATCATAAGGATTTTTATATTTACCTTCGTCACTTTCAAAAGAAAATTCATAGTTAATATCTACCACCTCGTCACTGCTGCCCTGCTTGGCATTCTCTGCCGCCTTCCTCCACCCCTTTGGGGTATAGAAATCAGGGGGAGAAGCAACATAACGTCTAGAGATTTCATTATAGGAAAAGCCTACGGTATGTTTAAATCTTTGACGGGCTACAAAAATTGGAACATCTTCCCTCATTGTAATGGTACAATGTGTGAAGGGTGTGAAGTGATTATGTTTAGCTAAATATTTTATTAGCTTTTCATCACCTTCTTTTAACACACCAACAAGTCTGCCAGCAGGAGTGACATTCTCCCAATCACTCTCTTTATTAAAGGATACTCTCGCAGCATTCACCACGGTAAGGTCTGTTCCCATATGATTAATAAGTGTGGTATCCATTACTCTACTACCTTCTCCCTATGTATATCCCATAAAGATAATGACAAAGAGTCATCTATTCCATCTGTCTTTTTTATTTCAAAACTTTTTATACCATTCTCGTCTGTGTATATAGCTAGGTATAAACCATTTAAAGATATCTCATTATAGATCATTCTTCTTTCCTTTCTAGAAGAGTAGGTAAATAACAATCATGCTTACACCAAACAAACATATTATTATTTCAGTCTTCGTTATCATAGCTATGATCGTTGCTCCTCATCTAAATCAATAAGATTATTAACAAAGTATTCTTTGTCTGCCATAACCTCATCTGTTTCCATTTTAGCTAGACGCTTGGCATCTTTCATATCATAGCCTTCTCTTTGATATTCTTTTACCAGACTTCTATAGATACTCTTTCGATCTTTATCCCAAAAGTTTTTCATAACTTACCTCATAAGCTCTCTTTTATTTAAGTTTCTTTACAGATAATTGTTCCAATACATCTTCACAACTGCTTAACTTTGCTTTTAAATAATCTGTTTCTTTAACAAGTTTTATATACTTTCCATACTGTGTATATAGCTGACTGTTCAAAACAGATATTTCTTTTTTAGCCATTTCATACATGACTTTATAGTTGTTAGTATTCATTTCTCCTTCTTCTTTTTGTACCAAGTCTTGTAAAAATAAGACTAATCTTTGCGGATCAACATGATTGATATCGCTTTGTTTTAATTGTCTTATTAAGTCTTTTAATTGTTCAACTGTGTTATCTAAATGTGATTGGGGCATTCTTCTTTACTCTCTCGTTTCGTTTTAACTCCTCCTTCTTCTCTGAAAGTTCTTTAAAATAATTAATAAAGATATCAGATAATATTCTGATATCATTAGAAACTATTTCATAAGGCATTCCACTTCGTATGTAATCTTCTACCAGTTTAAATAGAGGAGTGCTAGATAAGATAATCTTGGTATCGTTATGCATCATAAAAGTTTTTATATATATTTCTTTATTAATACCCATACCAATTTCTGTATTAACTTTTAAATCTGTCACCTCATTCTCCCTACATTAGTTTATTTTTAGCATAGTTTTGTTGGAGACATAACGAAACATGATCTAAGATAATAGACAGGGACATCTCAACGCATTCCGATTCCTCTACGATAGCTGCCATAGCACCGTATAGACCTCCGCAAATTGTTATGAATTGTTCCTCTGACATTCTAGCATCATCTAATAATTCTTTCTTTATCTTATCATGCTCCACTTGGAATAGCTCATTGTTTAACAACGATGCTGGATGATACATATACATTTTAAACTCCTGAAAGGGGTGCCTTTCGACACCCCTCTATTGTTATTAAGCAGCGACACTCTCAACAAAGTGTTTGAAAGTATCTGAGTTGAGCCATGACCGGACCCTTTCCTGCCTCTTCAAAAGAGTACCATCATCACCTGTCTTTGTCAAACTAAATCTTTCACTATCATGTGATGCATAGTTTGTTAGGGCAGAAGTAACTGCGAAGACATTGCTTCCACGATTATGTACCTCCTCAATAAATTGTCCAAACAATTTTTCTGATAAGGCAGTCTGCCGTTTAGGTTCTTCAGTGTCACCCTTGGTGAGCCTACGGAATAAGTCTTGAACCAAGGTAGTTTGGTAAGGCTGGATCAAAGTGTCTGCGTACTGTTGCAAAATTGCAACACTTTCATTAAAGTTTACCAGCGTTTGACTTAACTGGAGACGAAACTGATCGGCACTAAAGTTCTTTGTATGTTTTGCCTTTGCAAAATCATATGCACCAACGATCATTCCATTGGTACAGAAATCGTCGATGTTTCCACCATAAAACTTTACGCTGCATGATCCATCATAAGAGTTTAGGATAATAAAACGTAAGGTAAAGAAAGTCTTATGACCAGACCTTGTTTCCAATTCCTTATAGGTTCCATCCTTCTGTTGGCTAGGGAAGATATACTCGCTGTAACATACAGCACCCTGCTTCATAATGTGATCCACTACCTTTACTTCTTCCAAGAGAGAAGGATCAAAGAAATTAATGATCTCTTCTTCAAGTGGCAGGAAGACTTCTTCATTCGTAACAGTACGATAACTGTTCTTCACCAAACCAAGTGGGACCATATGATCCCTTGTTATAACTTTATGGTTGGGTAAATCGACCTGCCATATTTTATCAAAGTAAACATCGCTCTCTTGAACGTCAAAGAAAATCTCACGGGAGCTATCACCAAGACCATTCATGTTATACATTCTTCTTTCCTTTCAGAATTTTTGCAATCTTTTTAATGCGTGGTGGAATTTTATCCACCACATCTACGACAACCCACTTGTCATAGTCTAGGTGTTCTTGACCTGATTCACGCAGGTCATAATTTAGTTCCTCATCCAACCAAGACGCTCTAAAGAGCGCCCATACATTATACTTCCCGTCACTGCGACGAGAGTATTCTTTCTTCATACCCTGCCAAGGATAGGGAAGATCGGTAACCTTTTGGGGGAGGGGGATCGGCATACTTATACTCCTTCTTCTTTCCAATCTTGTAATAAATCATTCCAGTATTCTTCTATGTCTGCTTTGCTATGCGGAGAGTATCCATTCTCCAGCATATCTAAACGTACTTCGTCCTCTACCGTCCACTTTCCTTTCTTTTCTAATACGACTTCTCTAATGGTAGAGAAATCATATACGTCACACTTGTTTTCGGTCATCGTAGTATTCCTGTTCCCATTCAATCAGGTTTGACAAGAAAGTATTTATCTCTGACATAGTAAGATCAGATATCTTACTGGCACCAGACACGCTCAACAAATAATCTACGGTACTCTTGTCGAGATCATCATAATCACAATACCACATAGCATTCTCTCCTAACAATTAGTACCCTGTATAGTTCGTTAGAACTTACTATACAGGATACTAATTGAATTGTCAATTGTTATCCTCATATTTCCCTACGAAATCTTCGTAGTTCATTTGGTCTTTCTTAACTACAGCACCATATTTTTTATCTTTATTAATGTCCCACATTAGCCTTTTCATTTTAAAGAACAGGGTGAACATGGTAGCCATATTACTGACAGATATATCGCCACATGATTCGTGCATGTTATCTATAATAGGATCAAGTTCCTTAACGTAACGGTTAACGCAATCCTCTATCGTTAGCTTTGTTTCTCCGTCATCCTCACCCGCTATATGTGCAGGACCGTAGTCCCACACATATAATTTTTCTTTAGCCATTACTCTACCTCCACTGGAATTTTTCCAGCATCCTTAGTAAATAAGGATAGCTCATAATCACCCTTATCACTCTCGACCGTAACCTTAACTACCGAATAATCTTTTTCGGAAAGGTAGTTTGTATTGATCTTAATGGCTGTAACATTATGCACGTTGGTATACATAGCGTTCTCCTATAGGTTAGCTAAAATCATAATTATTATCGCTGCCAAAACAGCGCCAGCAATAGCACCAATTACCATAGCATGTATTATTCTTTTCATTAATCCTGTTCCTCCATACGTTTCCTAGCTTGTTGCTCTGCCAGCTTCTCTGCCACTAGCTCAGGCACTCCATCTTTAATTAATTCTTCAAAGAATTGTTCAAAATAATTCTCCAGCAAGGCAGCGTTCTCTTGGCATGACATATCATTCTCCTCATATACATAGTCTCTATGTAGCCATGATGGATGGATGCTATATTTATCTTTCATATTTTATTCCTTTCAAGGTAATTGGGAAGGATAGGGATCGAACCTATCGCTACATCATGCAGGTTAAATTTGCCTGTAACAGGTCGGTTAAACCTTTTGCCGCTACGGGGCCGTCACAAAACAATACATGATGCTGGAGAGAACCACTCCCCATAAACTCAACCAGACTTCCCATATTTAATTAGTACCCTGTAGAGTTCGTAGAACTTACTCTACAGGATACTAATTATTTAGTGTTTCGGATACGAGATCAAGTCAATTGACTTGTCCCAACAGGCTCGGCAATCGCCACAACTATTGTTGTTATGTCGTGCCTTGCATTCTTTGCCCAATGGATC